TGTTGCCTTCATGGCAACCGATAGACACCGCGCCAGATATGGGTGTTGTGCTGCTGTACTACCCGCCGTATCTAAGCGGTGACGGCATTATTTGCAGCGGCGAGATGCTTAGGTGTGGCGCGCGCAAGGCGACCCACTGGATGCCCCTGCCCGCCCCACCGATAGACGCGGCAACGGCACCCCGCGATGGAGATGGGTGATGGACTGGCGGTTCTGGCAACGCGCGCCCAAAGCCCCGCCGTGCAAGTGCTACGGCGAGTTTATTGCAATGCGAACGCACGAATTTGCGATCATCAGCACCCACCTTCTAGGTGTTGACCTGTCTTGGAACGCGCGCCCCGTGCCCACCACTGAAAGCACAATCCGCTGCATGTTGTGCGAGCGCGTCTTTACCCGTTCGGGCTATATGCCGGGGACGCTATGGCACCGCGAATATCCGCCAGATGCAACGGGCTGGCCTACCGAGAACGGTAAACGTATCGAGATGAGGAGTTACCCATGCCCGAACCCCTAGCGAACCACATATCCCGCCGCGGTGAAAATGAAGATTTTCTGCGGAGGCTCGAACGGCTTTTGATGATTACCAGAAAGGCCCGCCACAACCACGCCCTCACCCTCCTCAAACAGCACGTTGACATGGTCTGCGAGGCAAGCCCCTACAGCGAAGTTTGTGGGCGGTTGGAACCCGCGGACTGCGCTGGCTGTGAGGGTCGTCGCTTTCTCAATTTGGAGAGAATTAGAAATGGCTAACTATTACACCCACTTCAGCTTCCAATTCCCAACCACCCCGGAAGAGTATGACAACTTCCTTGAAGTTATATCGATTGATTTCGAAGACCCCGAACCCCCGACACTTCCCCGATTTCTTAGTGACCGCTTTGCCGACGTCAACCAACTCAAACAAGTCCTGTTCGACGACGCCTACCCCGACTTCGGGATCAGCTACGAACAACCCACTACAGAAACCCTAGGCATCTACGACTACGGTGGGTGCCCTGATCTCGAGGCGATCGCCAAGCTCGTCCAGCTATGTTGCCCCTCCAACCTACCCCTCGGCTTCGAGTGGTCCAACACCTGCGACAAGCAGCGCCCCGATGGCTTCGGCGGAGGGTGGATCGCGATCTTCCCCGACCGCATCGAGAGCGAGAACACGGCGACGGGGTTGGCGGTGGCACTCAACCAGTGATCCTCGCCTGCCTCTACGTCTGGATCGCCGTCAGCGTCATCCACGCCATCGACCGGCACTTCTACAACCACAGCTGGCCCTTCCACCTCAGCGTGTTCGTGCTCCTGATCCTCCCACTTGCTCTGACCTAAGTCCCCCCGGGACTTCCCCCACATCACCTTCCCAACCACCCGTATTCCGGGAATGCAGACTCATGTCCACAGCCAATCCACTCGCCACCACCCTTATAACCGCTGCACAAAACGCCTCGGTCATCGACGTCGTCTACGACGGCAAGTCCAAGAGCTTCGAGGTCCACGCCGTCGGCCCCAACCACGCCCGTGTCATGCAGGTAGCCGGTGAGTCCAGCCGCCCCCTTCCCAATTGGGCACTGATCAAGCTCGACAAGATCGAGAGCGCCACCTTCACCTCCACCCCCTCCCTCGCCCCCCGCGAGGGGTACCGCAAGGGCGATAAGCAAATTTCGGAGATCCTCTATGAACTCTGACATCATCGAATTCACCCTCGTCACGGCCTTCGAAGGCGGCTCGAACCATTGGATCGACCACGTCACCCCCACCACCCTCCCCCTGACCCTGACCGATATCGAAGATGACCAACATACCATCACCGCTGACGACTTCTACCGAGTCTGGCCCAGCTTCTGTGCCAACTACCCTCAGATCGCCGAGCGTATCGCGGAACTCGACGGCAGCGCCGACGCGGACGACGCGGATGCACTCCTCCAAATGGTCGTGCTGGACGACATTGTGTACGGTTGATCCCGACTTCGATGACTTCCCCCTCCCCAACGAATACTTAAATCCCACCGGAGAATTACTATGCAACTCGTAGCCGAACGGCGCGAAGTGAGCAGCCATGGCGTCATGCAGATTGCCAAAGCCACTGTCGTCGCCTCTGCCCAAGTGTTCAACCAGTTCGAAAACCAGTACTCGGATCGCTTCAAGGCGATCGTCCGCGAAATGACGGCCAACGGGATCGACTCCCACCGTCAGGCCGGGACTGCTGACCCCGTTCATATCTACCTGCCCGACGCCCTCGACCCCTACTACCGGGTCAAGGACACCGGTCTGGGTATGAGCCACCTGTTCTGCACCACCGGGTTCATGGCCTACTCGAATGGGTCGACCAAGAACGGCGACAACATCGCCATCGGGGGGTTTGGCACCGGCTCGAAGTCAGGCTTCGCCTACACCGACCAGCTTACGCTGCGCTCGGTCCACGACGGCATCCGCTCGACCTACTCAATGTTCAAGGATGAGGACGGGTGCCCCTGCCTGGGCCTGCTCGAGCAGGTTCCGACCGATGAGATTAACGGCGTGGAATTCTCCATCCCGGTTGAACCCAAGGACTTCGAGAAGTTCCGCAACGCCGCGGTCCAGCACCTCGCCTACTTCGGTGACGAAGTCCGCCTGCACGGTGCCCAGATCGACACCGTCGACTACGTCCAGCAGGGCGCCGGCTGGGGCATTCGCCCCCGCAACCCTCACAACCACACCCCCCAGGTGGTGATGGGCGGGATGGCCTACCCGATCAACCGCTACGACCTCGACTACCCGCACTCCTCAGACTCGCTGGCCCAGATTCCGATCGACCTGATCCTGCCGATCGGGGCCTGCTCGGTCACCCCAAACCGTGAAGCCCTGCTCTACGACGACAAGACCAAGGTTGCGATTGTCGACGCTCTCGACGCCATCCGCGACGAGGTCACGGCCAACATGCCAACAATGTTCGACCACATCACCTCCCAGTGGGAAGCGTGTGTCGCCCTCGACGAGCATCTGGGCTACGACAAGAACAACGCTTGGGCGAGGCTCGTGCTCCAGCATGTACAGTGGGGCCTCCAACCTCTCACCCCCTACTTCAAGCCCACCACCGGTCAACATTGGCACATTGAGGCTCGGAACACGCGCCGCAAGCGGTCCTACTCCAGCTCCAAGTGCGGCAGCCCGAGTTGGGTCTACATCTCCTCCCAGATCCAGCCGGCCAAGATTGCCAAGATCATCATCGACGATCTCCCCCCACACAAGTCACCAATCAAGCGGATCAAGACCTTCGTCGACGACTGCGCTGAGACCGATGAGTTTCTCGTGATCCGGAACCCCGACATCACGCTCGAGATGCTTGGCAACCCCCCGGCCGATCTGGTCATGCGGACCAGCGAGCTGCCCGAGATTGCCAAGGCCACCCGCACGGCCCGCACCTCGGCCTACTGGGTCCGTCCCCGTGTCCGGATGTTCAAGCCAGATGAGTACAGGTTCAACGAGCCTGATTATCGCATCCGGGTCACGCCGAGGCAGTACACAAGTCCTGTCACTGAGATCGACTACGCCAACCAGCCCAACACTGGCATCTTGGTGGTGATGGAGAACTTCGAGCTCCCCCCACTCTTCCGAACGAAAATGGACGCCGGCCTGATCCAGCTCGACGAGCTATATCTGGTTAACAAGGCCGATGCCCAAAAACTAACCGACACCTGGGAGATGTTCGACGCGGTGTTCGCCCAACGCCTCGCCAACACCCTCGCCGAGATGCCCAACGCCCCCCAGTGGAAGGCCTTGCTGCTCTCCCCCCTCGAGCCCCTGATCAAGTTCATCAACTGTAACCCCGAGATGTTCGACAGCATTGCCAAGAACACCCCCCTCGCCCGGCTCTGCAACCTGATCCAGACCTACAAGACTGACATTCCCCGAGGTCTGGGCAGCTACATCGTCGAAGCCTTGCCCCCTCGTGTTGACCCTGACGACCTCCTTGCCCGGATCAACACCCAACACTGGCAGCTGATGACCCTTCAGGCCACCGCTGACCGTCGGACTATCCCGACTGACTCCAACCTGTTCAAATTGTTCAAGGAGATCATCTGATGATCGCACATATCCTCACCGGCCAGTCGCTGACTGTCCTCCTCGATGGCCGCACGATTGCCATCCCCCGCAGCCACGTCAACTTCGATGGCATCCTCGAAGCGACGCTCAACGACGAGACCGATGAACTACGCACCCTGATCGACGTCAAGGCCACCATCCCGCGCTGGGCCAACGGCGTGATCGAGGTCGTCGACCGTGAGCTGTTCTACAAGGGTAACCGCCTTAACAGCAACCTGACCAACAAGATCGTCGACTTCATCCGCGACGGCGACCCCCGGCTGGCCATCCCGCTGTGTAACTTCCTCGACAAGGTGCAGCAGAACCCCAGCTTCCGGGCGGTGTCCGGTCTGTATGACTGGGTCTCGGCCTCGAACATGCCAATCCACGAGGATGGCGACATTCTGGCCTGGAAGTGCGTCGACAACGATTACTTCGATTATTATAGCCACACCCTCGACCACACCCCAGGCAACACCATCTGGTTGCCGCGCAACCAGTGCGACGAGGACCCCGATCAGACGTGCAGCTCAGGCATCCACTTCTGCAGCTACGACTACCTGCCCAACTATCTCAACAAGTCCGACGTCCGGGTCGTGCTGGTGAAGATCAACCCGGCCGACGTGGTCGCCATCCCGAAGGAATACGGGACGGCGAAGGGCCGCTGCTGCGAGATGACCGTCGTTCAGGAGGTCCCCAAGGACCAGCTGGAAGGAGTGTTCCCCACCCGCACGGTGTGGTTCGAGACGCCAACGGGTTCGAAGTTCAAGGTCGGCCAGCAGTGGAAGGACAGCGATGGTGACGTTCACACGATCATCGAGGTCAACGAAGAAGACGAGGTTATCCGCACCACTTACAACGAGGGTGAGTTCCACTTCGCCCCCGACGGCGAGATCCTCTACTCCAGCCTGGCTTTGGTCGAGCTGGTCGAGGAAGCCCCTGAACCGGCCCCCACCTTCGAGATCGGCCAGCGCTGGCTCTGCCGTGACGGTGTGGTGCGGAAGATCGTGGGCTCCGCCTCCCATTCTCCTGGCACCATCTTCCAGCTGGACGATGGGAGCTGGGACTGGGTCGAGAACGGTGGAACCTTCCGGGGCACTTGGGCCGAACTGGACTCCGATCAGGACCTCATCACCCTCGTCGACGATGTCGCGTAGGACAATCCTGCACGTCGCCCAGGACGCCATCCGGCGACAAGACGGCAGCCCCGCGATCATCCTTCGGGATCATCGCGGGGCCACCCGCCACCACGAGGTCGAGCTTGTCCGGGACGGAGAGGTCCTGGGCAAGTTCGTCTACTCCCCCGACAAACCACTGAGCTGCGGCGCGCGCGTCTGGCTCGAAACATATTCCGACAAGTTGGAGTTGAGGCCGTGCCCCTGACCCCCGACGAGATCGAGACCGAGATCCGCGCCCGCATCCGCACCTGCCACGAACAGTGTGAAGGCGGCTCCGCCCGGTCAACCATGAAGTTTCGAGCCAGAGCCCAAGCCCTCGCCGAGTTGCTGGCGTGGGTGAGGTTTCAGAGAAAGATCAACCCATGTCCATGAACCCCTTCTACCGAGCCCGCTGCTGGGCCGTGAGAGACGCCGAGACCAAAGAGCGGTTGAGTTACCGCCACTTCGATCGCCGGGATGTCCCTCCCCTTTCCCGATACGACCACACCGGAAGGGTGGTCGAAATCTATCAGACAGCAATGGACAGGCCCCGGGCCTGCATGAAGCGGAATTCGAGATGAAACTCATCACCAAAGCTATCAACGACAAGCTCCTAGCCAACGGCGCCACCCCCGGCGACTGCCCCCCTGTCATGAAGCTGTTCAGTCCTGTTGGCGCGGCCACCTGGCTGATCAGTGAGCGTGACCCCGAGAACCCCGATATCCTGTTCGGCCTGGCCGACCTCGGCTTCGGCTGCCCTGAGTTGGGCAGCATTTCCCTCGCCGAGATCGAGAGCATCCGCCTCCCCTTCGGCCTCAAGATCGAACGCGACCTCCACTTCAACGCCGAGGGCCGCAACCTGTCGGTGTTCGCCGACGAGGCCCGGGCGCGTGGGAGTATCATGGCGTGAACACCTTCACCGTCCAGCTGAGCGTTACCGAGCGGAGCCTCCAACGTGTCCAAGTTGAAGCTGACACCCCTGAAGAAGCTATCAGGTTGGTCGAAGAATATGAGGTGGACAACTCCCACTTCAATCAGATCGACTGTCTTGAATACTCATACGACAACGTGGGAATCGTGACATGACCCAAACACTTACTGCCCTCAAGATCGCGGCAATCCTTCTGGGCTGCACGGGACCTCGTGGTGGCCAACGTCGAGGTATCGAAGCCGAGATCATCCGCAGCGCCCTCATCGCTGAAGGCGTGGATATCCTAACGCTCGGATACTGGGACCTAAACAAGCTCGTCGCGGAAGTCGTGCGGTGATCCCCTCCCCCCGCTACAACCCCACCGCCGTCCAGAACGAGATCAACAAGGACCCGCGCATTTTCAAGCGTGAGGCTGCGATGATCCATGCGCTGTTGAAGGGACACGAGAAATGAACACCTACCTGATCACCTATGGCGCCGACAACGATAAGGCGACGTTCGAGGCCGACAGCCCCGCCCACGCCGTCGAACAGTTTATCGACTGGGCCCCCGTTTCGGACGACGAAGAAGCCTCCCGTGCTTCGATCGAGTCTGTCAGCATCTGCATCGATGTCGACGCCACCGAAGATGGCGTCGGCTACGCCAACTGTATGGATGGCAGCTACTTCGGTCTGGACGAGCTGGTGATTACCTTCGTCCCCCAGCATCGGGCGCAGGATGGCGACGACGTCGAAGAATATCTGTTCCGCCGTGAAGACCCGGCGTGAAATGCCGCCTCTGCAACGAGGAGATCATCTTGGTCCCCTCGGCCAAGGCCCGAGCTGAAAAGCACGGGGGCTCCCCCCAAGATTACACCCGCCTGTTCACCACCCACACGGAGTGCGCGCTGCGTGAGCGGCGTGAACAAACCTCCGATCTGATGGAGAGAATTCGATGCGCCGTCTGACCATATCCGACGCCGACCACGGGCGTATCGTCGCCGAGCTCAGGGATCTCAAGTACGAGCAGCTTGAGCAGTCCACAACCCTCGGGAGGATTAGCCCGGTAGCTGAAGCATATTGGCTGGGTAAAGCCAGCGACACCCACGACATGATTGAACTCCTCAACACGGCGGAAACGATATGACCAACCCCGACCTCGCCCGCCTCACCGGCGACTGGTTCCCCCACCTCCCCGAAGCCCACGAGAAGAGCATCGTCCTCGGCGCCGGGAAGGTTCTGTTCCCGGTCGCTGACCCCCAAGCCCAAGCCGAGATCCTCGCGGCGTATGTTTCCGATGTCGCCCAGCGGGCCTTCCGGGCCGGCCAGCAGCACGCCAAGCAGAAGATCCGGGAGGCGATGTGGTGATCACCCCTATTACCCTCGCCCCGCGCGACGGCCTGCGCGTCGTCGCTCAAACTGGACCCTTCCTGTGCCAGGCTGACCCCGACCACATCGCCTTCATCATCGCCGAGCGTGCTCGGCGGCAGGTGATTTCGGACATCAATTACAGGAGGTTCGGGTGACCACATATGTCATAATGAAGTTCGTCACTTACGAAAATGAGAATGAGGTCTTCCACGGGGACATGGAACAACTCCGCGAGTGGTTCCGTGTTCGGGATCCCCGCGAGTATCCCCTTGATGACCTCACCATCTACAGCTGCGACGCCCCCGACGTGTATGAGCTCGCTAAAGAGATGCGGCCAGATGGCTAGGGCGGGCACCTACAACACCTTCGAACGGCGCTACGGCCCGATCCCCCTCCCCGACGACAGCCTGCTGCGCGACTACCGCGACCCCGAGATCCTGCAAGCCTTCGACGAGAAGCGGTTCAATTACGTTTGGACGGTCGTCGAAGGCGACACGGGCAAGCTCTACCTCGTCCCCGGCTTCACCACCGTCAACTACCTGGGCCGTGTCCTCTGTGAGAGGCCTTGGCCCGAAGAAGAAGTAGGAAAGCCTGGCTATGTATACTAAGTACACCCCCGCCAATGTCGAGACTGCGATGTGTTTGTGGGAGGCGTTCCTGTCGGCCCTTGGTGACGACGACGCCCGAGCTCGGGAGTTCATCGACCCCATTGGAGCCGTTGAGGCTCGGCACACCATCATCTCCTGGGTCGCTGAATGTGAAGCCGCCTGGGAAGCTGACCGCGCCGCTGGCACCGAGCTGGTGCCTTACGACTGGGAGCACTGCCCGGCGTTCCTCGAGCGCAAGTTGGGAGAGTTGGTATGACCCCCAAGAAGAAACAACTCCTCGAGCAGCAGATCACTGATCTAAAGCGCAAGAACATGGAGCTCGAAGCGCAGCTGCCCTTTGTTTACCCTGCAGTTGATCGCGCACTCGCCTTGGCAGGGCGCGACAAGATGATAGCAAGTGGGTTGCTGATCCAAATCCACGCTCTTGGCGGTCGAGAGATCTGCCGCCCATTCATGCTGCGTGACGGTCTGAGCGAGGCCACCATTGAAGCCCTCCGTGACGAGCTGAAATACAGTCACGAGCAAACTGTGAACGCTGGGTCATGACCCAGATCGTCTCCACCCAAGTCGGTCGCCACAGCGTCCGCCGTCTTATGGCTAAGTACTTCCCCAATTCCCCCGACGAGTTCCACGAACCCCGCAATCTCCCCGGCGAATTCCTCACCATGAGTGATGGAGAGCGCTGGTTTCACCCCTTTGATGGAGGACCGCCCTGTGTGGTTACAACTTAGCGACGAGCACGTCAGCAAACTGCGGCAACTTCTTGAAGAAGCCCCCCACTTCATCCCCCACTGTGCCGACGATACATCTGAGCTCCTCGAGCGCCTCGAGCAATACGAGCTCGCTGAGTGCAACGACCCCGTCTACCGCACCTTGGCCGGTGGGCTCCCCTTCATCAGCGACGGTGAATGCGAGATCGACGAGGAGGCCGTGGTCTCGGCCAGCGACGACGGCGCCTACGTCATGGCGTGGGTGTGGGTCGAAAGCCCCTACAAGCACGTCTGCCCGGATTGTGGCCGAGACTATCGCGAGGACCCCCTTGAACCCGATGAGGTTTGCATCTGCAGTCCCGACCATTCTGATTATGAAGAGCCCGAAGAATGACCAAATACTTCGTCCACCGCTACGACGTGATCCGCATCAAGGTCGCGGTCGAAGCCAACTCGCAAGCCGAGGCTATTGTTGTTGCTGATGAGTTTCTCGATCGAGAGAGCCCGATCGGAGAAGCCACCGACAACCCCAACTACGACGGCAACCCGCTCAACTGGGTCTACTACCAACACGCCGAAGAAACCACCGGGTATCTGGTCGATGAGTTCGGCGACCGAGGGGAGCACCAGCGGTCGGCGTGGTACAACGAGGCGGGCGAGAAAGTGGAGGGGGGGTTCTGATGGAGAACGGCCCCGATCTCTGGACCAAGGTCCTCGCCCAATTCCCCACTGGAGCTATCATTGCCGGTGGGGCTGTGCGGGACTTCCTGATGGGTGTTCCCCCCAAGGACATTGATGTGTTCCTGCCAGCTTCGGCGGTGAAGAACATACCCCCGACTGAGGGTTTCGACTTCGCCTTCGTCGATCCCCGCTTCGGCTTCCACCGGATAGACAGCCCCCAATTACGTATCTCCGAATACGAGGGCCTCAACAATATCTCCCTCGTCAGCCGCGGCGAGATCGAGGGCTACACTGTAGACCTGGTTGAGTTCACGATCGACTTCACCGGCCAACAGCTGGTGGAGACCTTCGACTTCTGGATCAACTGGTGCTGGTTCGACGGCGAGATCCACGACACCCCCGAAGCCAGAAACGACCAATTCAACAACGAGGTGACCCTTTGCAACGAGGAGCGCCTCGAGCGCAGCCTGGTCCGCTTCGAGCGGTTCAACGCCCGGCACAATGGAGCTTACATGTTATGTCGACCGTAACCCCCCTCACCATCTGGTGCCTGTTCTCCATCGAGAACAACTACGACCAGCCTCTGAACAACCTCGAGCGCTGGTGGTCTGAGAAGCCGAGCATCGAAAAGCTAGCTAGCTATCTGGGCTACCCCCTCAGCACCGCCAAGGATGAGGACGTCGTCAAAGTTGTCTCCGTTTGGCAGGGCCAATCTGTCCAAATACATCTTGGTAGCACCAGCTACCGACTGCAAGAAGTCGCCGAGGAGACCTCATTATGATCTTCCACTACACGCTGCGCGGCAGCATCCAGGTGCCCGAGGGCTCCACTTTGAACGCCACAGGCTCCACGATAGTGCTTCCTGACGGCCAGAACCTCCAGTTGTGGGAAAGTTGGGAGACCAACCGCGACGACGAGAACCACAAGGACATTAGCTACAAAGAGCTCCTAGACATGGGGTGCTTCTATGACGGCAACATGGCTCAGTTTGAGGAGGGTGGGGAGTGATCTTCTACCTCGCCAACGGCCAGACCCTGTGCGGCACCCAGGCAGAAGCCAAGGCGATCGATCGGGACTTCGTCCAGATCGATATCCCCACCGACAAACCCTCCCTCATGGCCTTCGTACAAAACCTCTATGATCAAGCCGGTCAGTCAGAGGTTTTGGCACAGCCTGATCTACCCGTCGCCATCACCTTCGATGAGGGTGAGTCGATCACCGTGGTGCATCGGACAGCCACCGTGGCTGAGGCTGAAGAGTGGATAGCTACTGGATTGGCCGAGGGCTTCCTTGGTAAAGAGGACGTCGAGCAAGGCCGTTATGGGATCGATGCCCCTGAAGAGATGGTCAACCCAGAACCCACCATCATCCCGGTCCCCCACACCGCCCAGCTCGTTGCCTTCGAGGATGAGTGGGAGAGCTTTCCGCTCGCTCGGAAGGCACATTTTGCGGCCCTCTTCTGCGAAGAGGCCCGCCTGGAGATCAAATAGCCTTCGGGCTCCCCTACCAATCCTGAACATCAACCCAGAAATCTGGGGACAAAGTCAATGATCTCGCTCAAGACCTTGCGCGAGCGCCTCGGCGTGCGCGCTCTCCTGTCACAACAGGACTCCAACCCCAAAGTGGCCAAGAATGCTAAGGTCGGTCAGATGACCGCCGTGCTGCATTTGGCCCCTGGGAATATGTCCGGCCATGAAGTCTGCCCCAAGCGCAGCGCGGGCTGCACAGCAGCGTGTCTGCACTTTGCTGGTAACCCGCTATATTACACCGCGAAGACTACCAGCCGGATAGCACGAACCAAAGCGCTGTTCGCAAATCGCAATGATTTTATGAACTTGCTGGCGCTGGAGATTTCTTCCCACATTAAAAAGGCCCGCAAACTTGGACTCTCCCCCTCAGTTCGTCTTAATGGCACCTCAGATATTTGCTTCGAAGCGAAGAAATTTGTGCTCTATCCGGAGGTCGCAGCACAGTTGGTAGAGGCGAACAAATTGGCAACAAACGTGATTGAGCTCTTTCCTACAACGATCTTCTATGATTACACCGCTCTGCCAAACCGCCGCCCACCCACGAATTACCACCTGACTTTCTCGATGAAGGAGAACAATTCAGCTGACGTTGCCATTGCCCGAGCCAAGGGTTGGAACATCGCTGTGGTGTTCCCAACCAGTAAGCTGCCTACCGAATATATCGGCCTGCCAGTGATCAACGGTGATGATCATGACTTCCGCCCCCTTGACGCCACCCCGTGTGTTGTTGGACTAAAGGTAAAGGGTGCTGCTGGGAAAGGGGATCTTTCCGGATTCGTTCAGAGAACGGACAACTCCCCCCGGTACTTGGTTGCTGCATAAACCCCAAGACAGGGGGGTGTGTGCTACCAAATTGCAACCTCCCCCTTTGGGAGTCAGACATTGAATAATAATGCGCCGCTTATACTAGCCCTGCTCGAGCAGTTGATAGAGGCCTGGGGTATCAACCAGACCGCGAACGACATTGGCTCGGACGTTCAGAAGATCCGGCTGTTAAGCCAGACCTGTGACGAGCTGAACACACAGGGTCAACCACCCCCCGAGCACATTCGAGGGTTCTACCATGAGGTGTTTCTTTGTGACAAGTTTAGCGCAGACAAGGGTTCAGGCGATTGATCGCCGTTACGACACCATAACCGCGCTTTTGAAGGCGGGCCGTCCAACCTCAGCCATCGCTGAGATCGTAGGCCTCAACTACGAGCACTGTAAGGATCTAATCAGTGACATCCGCCGGGCTGAGGGTCTCCCGGTGTCACACAACAAGTCTAACGGCGCCCCTGTAGGCGTGACTGAAGAGAGCCACCACCTCCGGGCCAAGCTCGGGGACATGCTCTACAAACTGGGCGAGACCCACCACGCCGTGGACCTCGCAGGCATTACAGGAGTGCCCCCCCAATCGCAGACGAAGGCCGCGCAGCGCCCTTTCCACTTCAACTGGGCTATCGGGCAGATCGAACGCCTCGCCCGGGCCAGCGGGATGTCCTTCCGTGAGGCTATGTTCAAGTGCCTACTCACGACTGAAGAATACAAGGTGGTAACCAAATGGATCAAGATCTGAGCCTGTATTTCAAGCTCTCGACCAGGCTCCATCGTGCCCATGTCGACGACCTGTTGGTGATCGCCAACACCCGCTCCCAGCTCCGCCGGTTGGCGGAGCACACCCCCTACCCCCGTCTCCAGCGACAAATCGGCCTGGTGCTGATGGACTCACCGGGGGACTTGACGGGAACCAACTGACACCCACCTCCAACATGCATACTGAAGCTCTCCCAGACATCTCGGAGAGCTCCCCATGCAAGTCCAAATCGATCCCGCGCGCGACGCCCTGTTAACCGACTTCGGTAGGGCCACCCTGCGGGATCGATACCTGCTCGAAGGTGAGAGCTACCAAGACCTGTTCGCCCGTGTCGCTGTTGCTTACGCCGACAAGGACGACGAGGCCCACGCCCAGCGTCTCTACGACTACATCTCCAAGTTGTGGTTTATGCCCGCCACCCCCGTGCTTTCCAATGGGGGCACCACCCGTGGGTTGCCGATCTCCTGCTATCTTAACTCGGTCGATGACAGTCTCGATGGCATCGTCAACACCTGGAACGAGAACGTGTGGCTCGCGAGCCGCGGCGGCGGGATCGGCACCTACTACGGCAACGTCCGTGGGATTGGAGAGCCAGTCGGTCTGAACGGCAAGACCAGTGGGGTTGTCCCGTTTATCAAGGTGATGGACAGCCTTACCCTCGCGATTTCGCAGGGTAGCCTTCGCCGTGGATCAGCTGCCGTCTACATCGACGTCAGCCACCCGGAAATCGAGGAATTCCTCGAAATCCGCAAACCGTCGGGCGATTTCAACCGCAAGGCTTTGAACCTGCACCACGGCGTGCTGCTGACCGACAAGTTCATGGAGGCGGTCAGGGACGATGCTGACTTTGATCTTGTCAGCCCCAAGGACGGAGCTGTTCGCAAGACCATCAACGCCCGCTCGCTATTCCAGAGGTTGGTAGAGACGCGGCTCGCCACCGGTGAGCCTTACATCGTCTTCAGCGACACGGTGAACCTGGCGATGCCCGCGCATCACCGCGAGCTGGGATTAAAGGTTTCAACTAGCAACCTTTGTGTTGCCCCTGAAACTCAGGTGCTCACTCGCGAAGGTTACCGGGAGATCGAGGCTTTGGCAGGTAACTCTGTCGACGTATGGAATGGCGAAGAGTGGTCCCCCGTTGATGTCGTGAAGACTGGAGTAGACCAGAATTTGATCACGGTCAGCCTAAGCGATGGCAGCACACTGGACTGCACCCCCTATCACAAATTCTACGTTGTGCGTGACTACGGCACTGACCCTGTTGAGGTTCGTGCGGGTGAACTCTCGGTCGGTGACAAACTGATCAAGTGGACCGCGCCCGTGGTCATCGAAGGAACTGAGTTTGAGGAAGCTTATACCAATGGGTTCTTCAGTGGTGACGGAACCTACACGAAGAGCGGGCGGCCTCTCATTTGGCTCTATGGTGCTAAGCGAGAGCTCGCACCGCTCCTAGGTGGGGTTCATCGGACTGCTGAAGATCGTGACGCGATCTACTACCGCAAGGGGGATCTAGCCCCCAAATTTACCGTCCCCTTGGCAGCAGGGATTTCATCACGTCTGGCGTGGCTCGCGGGGCTGTTGGACGCCGATGGTTGTGTCAGCCGCAACGGTAATAACCTCTCGCTGCAGTTGTCAAATATCAATCTTCCATTCTTGGAGCAGACCCAGCGTTTGCTGCACACATTGGGCTGCCAACCGAAGATCGCGCTGATGCATGAGGCTCGTCAGGTTATGTTGCCTAATGGTCATGGTGGCTCGGCTCTGTTCGATTGTCAGCCTTGCTACAGGTTGTTGCTCACCTCGAACGACACTGAGATGCTTCGACAGTTGGGCCTGCCTGTGCAGCGCCTTCAATTGGAACCCCAAACACCACAGCGGGATGCCCGCCGCTTTGTGACCGTCGACGCTGTCGACGACAACGGACGCATCGACGACACCTATTGCTTCACCGAGCACAGGCGCGGGATGGCTGTCTTCAATGGCGTTCTCACCGGCCAGTGCGCCGAAATCGTGCTTCCCACTGGCATCGACCACCTCGGTAATGACCGGACGGCAGTGTGTTGTCTGTCGAGCCTGAACCTCGAAAAATGGGACGAATGGAACACGGACGGCCAGTTCATTGAGGACGTGATGCGCTTCCTCGACAACGTGCTGCAGGATTATATCGACCGTGCTGAGCCAAGCATGGCCCGCGCCGCTTATTCGGCCAGCCGAGAGCGTTCGGTCGGGCTCGGGGTCATGGGGTTCCACTCCTTCCTCCAGCTGAAGGGCCTCGGCATGGAGAGCGCCATGGCGAAGGCTTGGAACCTCAAGATGTTCAAGCACATCAACCGTGCTGCTCAAGATGCTTCCGAGGTTCTCGCTTGGGAACGCGGCGCCAACCCCGACTGGTATGACGCCCCCCACGGCAACCCCCAGCGGTTCAGCTGCAAGATGGCGATCGCTCCGACCGCCTCGATCAGCATCATCTGCGGCGGAACCAGCGCGTGCATCGAACCAATCCCGGCCAATATCTACACGCACAAGACGCTGTCGGGATCATTCGTGGTCAAGAACCAGTATCTCGAGCAGGTGCTTGATGATGCTGAGGACCGCATTCGACCTGACAACCCTATCAAGTGGCGTGCAGACATCTGGAACTCGATCCTCGAACAGGGTGGGTCGGTTCAACATCTGAGTATCTTGTCACCGCAGGAGAAAGCCACCTTCAAGACCAGCTTCGAGATCGACCAACGCTGGCTCCTCGAGCTGGCCGGCGATCGTGCTCCCCTGATCGATCAGGCCCAGAGCCTGAACCTGTTCATCCCTGCCGACTGCGACAAGTGGGAGCTCATGATGCTCCACTTCAATGCGTGGCAGCGCGGGATCAAGTCGCTTTACTACCTGCGCTCAAAGTCTGTCCAACGGGCAGGCTTTGCCGGCGGCGGTGTTGAGGCAGACAACACCTTAGAGCCGAAACATATCTCGGTCGTAGCCGCTCCTGTGGACTACGCTGAGTGTCTCAGCTGCCAGTAATTTAAGAATACCCGCCTCCCCTGAATCCAAAACGCTGCGTCGGTTGGGCGCGCCCGAATGGTGAGACTGCTCCGGTTTGAAAGGTCTTGGGGAGACCGGGAGTGCATTAAGTTAGATCTGAAAGTATCACAAGCCCAACACCTTATTTCTAGGAGATTATTTTGTCCCTTCTTGTTCCTTCCCGCGCCTACAAACCTCACATGTATCCTTGGGCATTCGACTTCTGGCAACAGCAACAACGAATTCATTGGCTTCCTGAGGAAGTACCTCTTGGGCAGGACTGTCAGCAGTGGGCGAACGAGCTCGAGCCCCACGAGCGCAACCTGCTCACGCAGATTTTCCGCTTCTTCACGCAGGCCGATATCGAGGTCAGCAACTGCTATCACGAGAAATACAGCCGGGTGTTCAAACCCACCGAAGTGAAGATGATGTTGACCGCGTTTTCCAACATGGAAACGGTTCACATCGCGGCCTACTCGCACCTGCTCGACACGATCGGCATGCCTGAAAGCGAATACGGCATGTTCCTTGAGCTCGACGCGATGCGTGACAAGCACGACTACCTGCAGAAGTTCGGTGTTGAGACCAACGAGGACATTGCCCGCACCTTGGCGATGTTCGGCGGATTCACCGAAGGGCTCCAACTGTTCGCCAGTTTCGCAATGTTGATGAATTTCCCGCGCTTCAACAAGATGAACGGGATGGGCCAGATTGTGGCATGGAGTGTCCGTGACGAGAGCCTCCACTGCGAGGGTATCATCAAGCTGTTCCATGTCTTTTGCGCCGAGACCGGGTGTCTAACCAACGCGGTGAAGGAAGACATTCTGGACTGCTGCCAGACCTCTGTTGGCCTCGAGGATGCCTTCATCGACCTCGCGTTCGAGCAGGGCCCGGTTCAGGGCATGACGCCTGAAGATATCAAGAAATACATCCGCTTCATCGCCGACTGGCGGTTGGAGCAGCTGGGCCTCCCCGGCCTGTATGGGATCCCGGAGCACCCACTCCCGTGGCTCCCCCCACTCCTCAATGGCGTTGAACACGCCAACTTCTTCGAGGCTCGGTCCACCGAGTACTCGAAGGCCGCAACCACAGGCACCTGGGAAGATGTCTGGGCTCACTTTGATGAGGTGAATTCCAATGCTGAATGAGTATCGTGACCGTATCCACATGGCTAACATCCACGCCGGATGGTGGTCTGACCTGAAGACGGGCGAAAGCATCGTCCACACCCGCAACCGTCCTGAGATGCTGATGCTCGTCGTCAGCGAAATCAGCGAGGCCCACGAGGCACTCGTGGGCGAGCTGAATGACGACAAACTCCCTGAATATCCCGGCTTCGACGTCGAGATCGCCGACGCTGCCATTCGCCTGTTCGATCTGTGCGGTGCCGAGGGAGTGGACCTCGAGCAGGATAGCAACGTCAGTGATACGGTCATCAAAGGTGATGTCAGCGACAACATGATGCAGATCGTCAACTGCATGAGCGCCGCGATGGAGGCGGTGCGCAAGGGTAACACTAAGGTGTTCCACGACCGACTGCGCGACGGCGTGCATCTCTGCATCGCCACGGCCACCAGCTGGGATTTCAACCTCTGGGACGTGATCGAGGCCAAGCTCGAATACAATGCACAACGTGCTGATCACAAGGTTGAAAACCGGCGGGCAGCTGGTGGGAAGGTATTTTAATCATGGACTTTGTTCTCCCCCTCTTCATCGTCTGGGCGCTCCTGCTCGTGGTCTTCGGCGATGCCGACACCGGCTGGCCCAACCTCGGCATCTCCGTCGTAGCCGTGACGGGCCTCTACTTCCTCGGGTTCATCCCCGGCTTCCCCTCGCTCGGCACGATCTTCGTGATCGTTGGCGCGTATTTCCTCCTCGGCCTCGGTTACAGCCTGATCCGCTGGAATTCGTTCATGGCCAAGGTCGGCAAGGTCTTCCGCGAGGGCGGTAAGGAGGCTGTGGTTAACGCCTTCTATATACACACGATCCCGCCCCGCCCAAGCGTGTTCAAGGGTCGGATCACCAACTGGGTCATGTGGTGGCCGGCTTCGATCCTCAACTATGTGCTGGTCGCGTTGACCAACCTGGCTGACGTGATCGGTCCCCACCTCGTCGGGATCTACAACAAGATAACGGCGCGACACTTCAGTGGTTGAACCCCCCTTCCAACTACGACCAGTGCAGGTTGGCGACTTGGGGTTCCACATAGCGAACCCCAAGTCGCTCAACCTTTCAGACCCGGCATGCGGAAAAACTCCGGTCGTGTGCGTCCTCTCGTATTACTACTCGACGAGGCTCAACAAACGCACCCTCTGGGCGAACCCCAAATCCCTGCTCGAGAAGAACAAGGACGAGTTCGCCCTGTTCACCAACTTCACCCCTGATCAGATCGAGATCCTTGAGAGCGATTTTGCTCCCCTGACCCGCAACTGGACCGGCCCGACAATGGTCCGGATCAAGACGACCCGCTCGATGCGCGTCCGCCTCGGCGATGGCACCGATACCCACCACCGAGAGCTGCCTGAGGGTACCTACGTCTACTCGGCCCCCCTCTCTCCTGAGCAAGGCCCCGGCTGGGCCACTCTCGGCTCTAACACAGTTCTGTCGAGCCCCCCGGAAAACGCCACCTTCGTCCACCCCATTCTCGGCCCCGATGACAAGCCCCAATTCGTTCAGATCGACGAGGAGGAAACGGTCAAGGATCTGATCGCCGACGCGCACCAGCGCGGCGTTCAGGTGCTGCTGTTCACCTTCGCCTTTATGCGCAACAACGCCGACGCGCTGATCGAGAAGTTCCCCGACGCCGACCTGCTGCTCGTTGACGAGTGGCACCTGGGCTACGGAGGCCCCGAGAGCGGGCAGACCAAGAGCCTCTACAAGATCATGAAGCACTGCTCGGCGATGTGCGGCATGACTGGCACGCTGATCGACGGCAAGTTGGACAGTTCATTCCCCGCGATCCACGTCATCGAGCCCAACTATTACGGCTCGTATGGCGGGTTCATCGACGAACACGCTGACTTCATCGACGACTACGGCAAGGTCAAGTCCTGGAAAAACCACGACAAAATCAGCAAGATCCTCGCCCGACACACCGTCCGTCACACCTTCGAGGAGGTCTACGGCCCCGAGCCGGTTCAGTTCTTCACCAAGGTGGTCCCGATGGGACCGAAGTGCCGGGAAAAATACGACGAATTCCACCAGCTCGCGATGCTCGAGCTGGAGGACATGAGTGTTCTGGATGGCTCCCTACCAGGAGTTAACCAGATCCGAGCGCGCCAGATCATGGCGCACCCCGAGACCATGGGCATCGCCCGTGGTGAGACAACCAGCAAGGACAAGCTCATCGCTGGCTACGCCACCGAAGGGCGCCCCCTGTTGGTCTTTGCTGCCCTCCAACCTGAGCAACGCCGCCTGCAGAAACTCCTGCAGGATTGCGGACTCCGCGTTGGCCTGATCAATGCCGACGTCCTCACGAGTAAACGCGACGAAATCGACAAATCCATCAGGGCTGGTCAGCTCGACGCCATCGTCGGCTCCGGACCCACAGTGGCCGTCGGCTACAACTGGCAAAAGGCAGACCACGTCGTGTTCGCCTCGATCGACTACAAGGACGTCAACATCCTCCAGGCGTATCGCCGGGCCAGCCGCGGCACCCGGACGACCCCCTTGCGAGTTACGTTCCTCCAATACGAGGACTCCATCGACCAGCGCATGTATGACATCGTGAAAATGAAGTCAGAAGAAGCACGCAAGGTTGATCCCACCCGTCGTATGCTTGAAGTTGCGTAATAAGTCCCCCCAGGACTTCTTCGTATATAGCTGCAATCTTCGTAGCCCCCGCCTACCCCAATCCTCCCAACCACAATCATGAACATGAAAGATTATTTCTATGGACACTCTCGACAGTGTAATGACCCAGGCCGCTAAAGCTGCCGCCAACTTCTCCCCCGCTGTGATCGACGCAGCCGTCGACAACCTCCCCACCCAATATCAGCAGGCTGCCCCTCCGGCAGCGCGCCCCTCGATCCAGAACATGCTCGACAACGCCGGCATCACCGTCGACGAGTACGTCTACCCCGACAAGGCAGGCTGCAAGATCTCGAAGGATATGAAGGGATACCTCGATGATTTCGAGGCGATCATCGACATGTCCGAAGTGATCGCGATCTCGTCGTTCTCCTCGGAACTGGGTGGTAACACCACGTTCGTGAAGAGCTACGACGGTGTCACCGCCCAGGGCGGTGGTAACTACCAGCTTGAACTCGCACGGCTTTCACGCCGTGCCGGTTCCAAGAACCGTGGCCCGACCGATACCGTCGAAATCCCGATGGAGCTGTCGGTGGATGTCAAGGACCCCAAGTCCACTCTGACGTTCGACGCTGGCACCCTGGTCGGTTTGACCCCCTCGCCAACCGGTGTGAAGGAGTTCAACAAGCTCCTGAAGACGTTGGCAAAGATCGATCCGAACCTGACCGTCGAAGGCCGGGTGCATGTGAAGTGCGTGAACAAGGAGCGTACCAACACCAACGGCAACACCTGGGGTGTGATTGCCTTTGAGTTGATCGCAGTCCTTGACGACTAATGACCCCTCATGTGGGAGATCTGCTCCTGCTGAGTGCTTGCAGGTTCTTCGGGGTTGATACCCCCGGAGACCTGTACAGCAAAACGAGAGCGCCCAACGTGACACTAGCACGTTGGGCGTTGTCATATGTGCTCCACCTTCATTTGGGATGGGGGAAGCAAAAGATCGCTGACTTCCTGAACAAGGATAAGTCCTCGATCATCCATGCCATCCGAGAGGCCAATGGTCTTTATCGGACGAGCCCCCTCTTCCACGCCGCTGTTCAACAACTCGAGACGGAGCTCTTCGGGGATGTCCCAATCTAGATTGAAATTCTCGCTCATCAGCGACATGCACGTCGACTTCCCCCAGGATAAGACCCCCTACGACCTGCTCGAGGACTTTGTCGTCGTCGCCGGGGACACCTCCAATGGCCTTGGGGGTCTGAAATTCCTCAACAAACTGAAGAATAAGGGTCATCAGGTCTTCGCCGTAGACGGGAACCACGAGCACTACGCCAATAGGTCGCAGGGCCGGTTTCAGCCAGAGACTGAGGCGTCGTTCTTTGAGGCGCTCGACCAAGCTCACTCCCGGATCCTACCCGGCAACGTCCAGGTCATCGGGTTCAACGGGTGGTATAACGTCCGGAACGAGAACGTGTGGGCGGGTTACATGAACGAGCACCACAACACCCTGCTCTCGGGTGAACAAGCTAGTGCGCTTGCCATCAGGCACGCCCAGGGCATTCGGAATCGGATCCGAGACCATGACGGCCCCTCCATCGTGGTCACCCACACTGCCCCCTGCCAAGAGACCCTCAACCCCGAGTACGAGGGTCACTTCTCGAACGAGTGGTATTGGAACCCCCACATGTCCGAAGTCATGACACGTTTTTCGGACAAGATCTTGGTCTGGTGTCATGGCCACAGCCACGCTCCGGCTGACAAGGTGGTTCACGGCGTGCGGGTTGTCTCCAACCCTCGGGGCTACCCTGGCGAAGTCGTGGGCTGGAAACCCAAAACTGTGGAGGTGTCGTGGTGAACCTAACAATTGGCCTTTGGATTGTTCCAACCCTCCTCTCGCTGGCCTCCATCTGGTGGTGTCAGTCGCAAAATTACAGCGGGGATTATAATTTTACCGCGCTGTTCACAGTGCCTGTCTCGGCCCTCGCTATCTGCTTCGTCTGGATGGTCTACTTCGGTCTCGAAGTGGTGTTCGGGGCATGACAGTTTATCTGTATGACGGAAACAATTGCAGGCTCCGCGCCATGACCAAGCCTCAGCTTGGCCAAGCAAAGCGCCTTAACCTGCGCCAGACCTACGAGGCGATTGAGGTCTCCCCTGACACAATCATCTGGGTGTGGGACGGTAAGGGTCACAACCAGCGCCGTAAGGACGTGTTCCCTGGCTACAAGGTGGGCCGTGAGCCGATGAGCGAGGACCACTTCTCGCAGATCAGGATGTTCCGGGAGCTGCTAACACACTCCAGGGCGATCCAGTTCGACTGTGAGGGTTGGGAGGCCGACGACGTGGTAGCTACCATGGCGCGCTACTACGCGGCCAAGGGCCGGGCTGTGGTCGCGTTGAGTAATGATCTTGATTATGCGCAGCTCGAAGCCAACCCCAACATCACCATCGAGGGCATCCAGAACCGGCCCTGCCCCCCACGCTGGCTCCCACTTTACAAAGCCCTTCAGGGTGATAGCTCGGATCGAATCCCGGGCATCCCCGGCTTCGGCCCCAAGGCCTGGGATCTGATCCAGCCGCACCTCGCCTGTGTCGAAGACGGCATCCGTAATCTCGACCCCTCCGCCTTCAACGGCGTCCCCCTTACACCCAAGGTCCAAGCATTCGTGCAGGACACCGACAATCTTCAACTGCTGCGCAACTACCTGCTGATCACTCACATGTTCGAGGTCCCCACCGAGGACCTCCGCAAGGGGATGATCATCGGAGTGCCCGACCGCGCCAAAGCCACTGCCCTGCTTGAAAGGTACTTTCTCTGAATCTCATTGCCGTCATCGCCGAGGAGACCGCCTACGGCCTCACTCCGAATGACCTGATTGATGAAGTCGTCAACACCTATGCGTTCGCGATCCTCCAAGTGGCCAAACATACTGGCCAACCAGTGGAGACCCTCCTCGACATAGCCAACCACCAAGTAGATCGGGCGATCACCAAAAATGTCCACAATATCCATCCTGATTGATCGACACACTGATGCCGATACCCTCGCTCGCCTGAAGACCCAACTCGAGACTGGCACCGTGGTTGGTCTCGATTGCGAAACTCAAGATTCCCAGCGACACCCTGGTCTCAACGCTATTAATACCAAAAAGAAATTGGTGTTCGACCACCGCCGCACGGTGATGACTGGCTACTCCCTCCACGTCGAGGGCTCTGAATACAGCTACTACCTCAACCTCGCCCACGCCGACAACGACAACACGCTCAGCATGCAGGACGCGCTCGAGGTGTTGTCATGGGTCAGCCCCAAGGCGATCGTCGTCGCTCACAATGCTCCGTTTGAATTAGTGATGTTTTTTCAATGCCTTGGAGTGGAACTGAAAAACGTCCTCTGCTCGATGCAGATGGCAGTCTCGGCGTTCGGCCCGATGCAGTTCGACCGTGACGTGTTCCGAAGCACCCCGCTGGCAGATTTCAACAAGCTCGCCCCGGTGGTGCTCAAGTCGTTTGCCAACTACGACGTGACCACCAAGGGGCGAAGCCTCTCGCAGGATCAGGCTGAGGTTCTGGGACAATTCATCTCGAAGACCAGCAAGGCCACCCATAGTTATCGGGGCTACGCCCTCTCGATCGCCCCTGGCTACGGCCTGAAGAAACTGGTCCAGAACATCTTCGGCGTGAAGATGGCCTCCTTCGACGAGACACTCGCCGCTCACGGCGCTAAGCACATGGGCGAGCTGACCGGCGCTCAGGTTGTCGACTACGGCGCAGACGATGCCTACTGGGCTGTGCGGCTCTACGGGTACCTCAAGAACAGGATGCTCCAGGAGAACCCGGCAGCTTTGGTGTGTTTCATCAAGCAAGAACTGCCAATGGTTCAGGTGTATGCCGACTGCTGGCGCGGTGGGATCCATCTCAATCACAAAGAGGTGTTCGTTCGCCAAGCCTTGGAACGGATTGAGTTTGCCAAGGCGCTTCGCCAGTTCAAGGCGGACATCCGCTCGCTCCTACCATTCGAGGATGAACCCAACGCAGCTCTGGCAAAGCTCGAGAGCTGGTATGTCTCCCACTGCGCGAAGAAGCGTGAGCAGATCACCGAGTGGGCCTATTCGGACGACAGCGACGACGATTACACCCAGTGCTGTCAGGTCTCCAACCCGATCGGCAATGCCTGGCTGAAGGAAAGCGGGGCTACTCCGCCCAAGAACGTCCTCAACCTGACCCACTACTACGGCATGCGGACGATCCTCTACGATCTGCTTGGCCACCGTCCCATCAAGCACGACGGCAAGGTTGCCAGCGATGCCGATGCCCGGGGCAAGATGTTGCTCCGGTTCCAGAAGCAGGAGGGCAAAGAACAGCACGTCGCTGTGCTCGCTGGGCTGCAGAAGATGGCTGACATCGAAACCCGAATGAAGCTCTACCTCACGCCGTACACGTTGCTGGTCGACCCCGACACAGGCTGCGTCTACCCCACGATCTCGTCGAAGCTCGAAACCCGGCGCATGGCGATGGCTGACCCCAACGGGATGCAGCTCGCCAAGCAAGGGGAGTCCACCTACATCCGCGGCTTCTACGAGGCCGACGAAGTGGATGAGCTGGTGATCTCCGCCGATTGGTCTTCGATCGAGCTGGTCGAGATCGGTGAGTTCTCGGGCGACCCCGGGTTTGCTGAGGTGTTCGGCCAGCTCCCCTACGGTGATCTTCACTCCGGCGCTGCTGCCGACTGCCTTGCGGTCAAAACCCTGCCGGGTCTGACTGAAGCCGAGTTCAAGTTGTTTAAGTACGGTGAGAACCCAAACAACCGGATACTTAAAGACATCTCGACTGGTTCTTTAGTGACTCCAGATGAGTTCTTTAAGCAGGCAAGAACAAAGGTAGGGAAGGGTTCTAATTTCAACTATTGGTATTCCAGTTCACTATCAACTGTTGGAGGAGTTCTTGGTTGGAGCGATGACGAGATGTGGCAGGCGGTTGACCAATACCGCACCCGCTTCGCTGTCGCCGAGGAGTGGCGTGTCGGGCTGCAGGCAATTGGTAGTGAGCAGGGCTTTGTCCAACTGCCCGACGGCCATCGCTACGTTCGCCACGAAGCCACCGACTGGTGGGCCACTGAGATGCGCCGCAAATTCGCGGAGCTAAGTACCTCACCGGCTATGATCAACTTCGGCGATCTGTGCATCCGCCGGCTGCAGAGCCGGTCACGCAACCAGATCGTCAACGCATATATCCAGGGATCATGCTCGACCATCGCCAAGCGGTCCATCATCCGGTGTATTGAGCTCTGTAAGGAAGCTGGGATCAGCAACCGGGTGCGTTTTATGATGCCAGTCCACGATGAACTGGTCTACTCGGTCCACAAGGACGTCGTGATGATCTTCATCCCCCTGCTCCGCAAGGCCATGACCGAGCACCCCGAGATCTTCAAACGTCTCCCTCTCGACTGCACCGTCTCAATCGGACGGACTTTCAAACCCTACGATGGCACCGTGTTCTCGCAATGGGAACTGGACGAAGCCAACCCGAAGGGTAACAACATCATCCCGGTCGATTTCCAGGGGAAGAAACTCCCTGACGAGCTCGTGGCCGAGGTGGTGGCATATATGATGAAGGAAGCGGCGTGATCGAAGACGAGCCCGAACCCCATGACGCCCACGTCCAGCTGGCCAACAAGCTCTTCCGGGACGTGGGCTTCACTCTCGCGGCGATGCAGTTCAAACGTTCGCCTGAGAGCCTCCAAGCCCTCCGCGACTTCAACCGGGTGCCGGCCACATGGCAGCATCCAATCCCTTGGGAGTATCACCCCAACCGGTGGCTTGCCCAGCGGGATGTGTTCGTCAACACGACGAAGCACGCTGCGATCACAGACCCGTGGCATACCACCCAGTTCTACTACCCACCCGGCACAACTCCCCCCGACACTTCGTCCGTTTGAACTGACAGACATCCCCCCGACTCCTAGCTCGGGGGGATGAACAAAGAAAACCTCACCACTCTGGTGGCCTACACCCTCGTTGCTGCGATTATCATCGCTACGACGTACCTTCTCACCGCAGCGGTCTTCCTCGAGTGGAAACCCACAACATGGCCGGTGGGGGGGCGGTTGCTGGCTGTCGTTCTGATCGTTTGGCTGGCCGCTAAGGCCAGCGATGGCGAATGACGGCAAGCAGGCCGAGGAGGCCTGGCTTCGCCGGATGAAGGGTATGCCCCAGACCGTCATCGAGCGGTTCTGGGATGCTCGGGATCTTCGGGGGCGCAATGGGGGGAAGGCTGTCGCCGACTTCCCCAAGCCCTCCGACTTCCTCCTCTACGCCAACGGCCTGTTGCGGTTCGCCGAGGTCAAGTCGGTCCAGTCCAAGACCAGCTTTGCCTTCGCCAATATCAAGCAGAAGCAACTCTCCACCGCTCTCCACCTCGCCCAAGCGGGTGGTGGAGACATCTACACCTTTTACATCTTCAGCTTCGGCCTCGGGCAGTGGTTTGTGATGTCCGCCAACCAACTGCGCGCCGCCATCGATGATGGCCGGGCGTCTCTCAAATTCGAGGAATTGACCAAGTGGTAATGACCGACCTTATGGTGGACATCGAAACCCAAGGCACCAGCCCGGGGTTCTCCGGGATCCTGCAGATTGCTGCCGTGAAGTTCAACCTCGACACCGAGGAGTTCGATCCGGACGTGTTCGATCGGTGCCCGGCACCACTACCGAACCGCTTCTGGAGCGAGGGCACCAAGGAATTTTGGGGTAAGTTTCCCAAGGTGCTCAGCGGCATCTATGCCCGGCAGGAAGACCCCCGTTCTGTGTTCGAGGACTTCGGACAGTGGGTGTCGGGTTATCCCACCCCACTGCGTTTCTGGTCCAAGCCGCTCTCGTTCGATTGGCCATTCATTGCTAGTCACTACGAGCAGCTCGGCCTCGAGATGCCCTTCCACTACCGCACCGCCCGCGATCTCAACACCTATATCGCTTGCTGCAACGACCGCCGCGCCGAGCACGTCTCGATGCGCGAGGTCGAAGATGCCCACGTTGGCAGCACCCACAACGCCCTCTCTGACTGCGTGCTGCAGATCAAGATGCTGTTCGCAGCCAAGAATGCAGGGCGACCTGTCATGGAATACGCTGACTTCGAGGAGATCGCAGAATGACCCACCCACTTGCTACCCTGCAGGAGATGCAGGCCTGGGCCGAGGGGATCATGACCCGTCAGCCTGACGTCATCATCGGCGAGAACTATCTCCGCCGGTGGTGGGTGATCCCCCGCAATCCGTTCTGTAACGTCTACCTGCACGACATCCTCGGCAGCGACGATGGTCGTGCCTTGCACGATCACCCATTCACCAACACCAGTTTCCTGATCTACGGCTGCTACTTCGAGCATACCCCCGAAGGCATGGTTGTCCGCAGCGCCGGTGACGTTGTCAGCCGTGAGGCCAGCGATAGCCACCGGCTCGAGGTGATCCCCGGCAAGCGGGCGATCTCGCTGTTCATGACCGGCCCCCGGGTTCGTCAGTGGGGCTTCGACTGCCCCGGTGGCTGGATCAACCACGAGCGGTTTGCTGAACAGGAGGGGTGCGGTGAGGATTGAGGCTGATGACCAGCTAATCTGGCTGATCGGTGACCCACATTTAGGCCGTAGGTTCGAGACGGGGGTTCCCCTCCATCGCCGTGGCGAGCGTGAGCGGCTCCAGTTGGAACGGTTCGAGCAGGAGCTGAACATGCCTGGCACCGATCTAGTCGTCATCGTTGGCGACGTATTCGACCACCCCCATGTGAGCTACGGCGTGGTGCTCAAGACGTTCGAGCTGTTGCAGACAGCCAGCAACCGCATCGTGGTCATGACCGGCAACCACGACGAGCCGCGCAAGCGTGACGTGGTGAGCGCTATCGATCTGCTTGATACCTTGTGCTTCAATCTGGAGCATGTCGAACTGGTGCGCCACAACCCCGCCCAGATCGAGGGCCTAGCCCTGTTCCCCTGGAGCTGGACCGAGACTGCTGAAGAGCAGGTGGCCGCGTTTCAGCAGCAGGGTGAGATCTTCGCCTGCGTGGGCCACTGGGACCTCGTCGACTACGGCGGTGATACCAGCCACATGGCGCCCACCAAGGCGATCCGGGATATGGTCAGCAGTAACTGCCCGATCATATCCGGCCACTACCACGTCGAGGGCGACTTCGAGGTGGACGGCGTCACTGTCACCTGCACCGGTTCGATGGAACCCTACAGCCACGGCGAGGACCCCGAGGGTGAGCGATATCTCACCTTCACCCTTGCGGAGCTCGAAGCCAACACCCGCGACCTCACGGACATGTGCGTCCGCGTGCTCCTGGATGAGGGTGAAGAGCTCCCAATAGACCTCAACTGTTTGGCGCTCACTGGCAAGCGCCAGCGGGCTGCCGACATAGAATTGGAGGAGATCGATACCAACGACTTCTCCTGGAAGGACATCCTTGAAAGCTCTCTTAAGGATGTCACCCCCCACGTCCGCGAATTTATCACCGACAAACTAAAGGAATTTGAAGAATGATAGCTATGAACCCCGGCACCGGTGAGACCGTTGAGCTTTTGGAGAATATCGCTGAAATCTGCCAACGGTGGGCCGATGGGCTGTTTGTGTATAACTTTGAGATTGTAATGGTCAACGACTTCATAGCCGGGCTCAACCGCGCCTCCTTCCCCCCTTCCCTCTCCCCCAACCCCTGCGAAGTCTGCACCTTGATCACCAAGGCCGCAGCAGCAGACAACTCCTACGAGGCCCTGCAATACGCCAAGGCGGCGCGCACGTTGGCGGAGACGATCTCGATCATGGAGGAGACCTTCAATGGCTGATCCAACCGATGATCAACTCCGCCTGCTGATCGAGCGCATCGAGCGCCTGGAAGAAGAGAAGAAAGGCATCTCCGACGACATCAAGGACGTCTACGCCGAGACCAAGGCTGTCGGCTATGACACCAAGATCGTGAAGAAGGTGGTGGCTCTGCGGGCGATGTCCAAGGATGCCCGCGACGAGATGGACGCCCTGCTCGAGACCTACCGTGCTGCGATGGGGTTGGGCTGATGGACTTTGAATTCTCCGATGTGGTGATGACCACCGACGACCCCTACTACGACCTGTTCCAAGGGGGATACATCAAACCCCGTGAGCTGCTGGTGGACGAACACCAGATTGCGACGCTCGAATTGGCGGTCGGGTTGATCCAGGAGTTTCTGGAGCAAGCAGGATCGCAGGGCGTTCTGGAAGTCTGCTGACCCCATGTCTGCGCTAGGCCATCTTGCCCAGGCTGGGGTCTTCCCCCGACAGATGAAGGAGCCTGTGGCTGCCTTCTATCTCTCGTACTCCGTCGAGCGGTTCCGTCAGAAATGGCAGGACCGCTCGACTGGGTTTCCCCCTCCACGGCGAGAAGGTCGTTCGACTTTCTGGCTCAAGGACGATCTGGATCGTTGGCTCGATCGTCAGTTTCAGGTAAGCTCGCAGGACGATGGTCCTGACAGCGAATTCGAAAGGCTCCTCCAAGCCTAAGTATACCTTCTGTCAGGAAGGCCGGTGGTGGTATTTCCGGCACCGGTTGATAGGAACATCACGGCTCCGCGGGTCTCCCGGGGAGCCGTTGTTCCATCGGGATTATGCCGACAAACTGGCTGCGGTTGAGACCGCGAAGAACAAGCCCCAACCACCGAAGGATCTCCCGAAGAGCCTCGCCGGGCTCATCGATCGGTATCAGAAATCTCCGGAGTTCAAGCGGCTCGCTGAGCGGACCCAAGAAGAATACACCCGGCTGCTGACCTATGTCTCGGATAAGATTGGGGTATTTCCCTACCCCAAGCTCGACAAGGGGCACGTCGTCAAGCTACGGGCGACACTAGCCTCCACGCCGCGCAAGGCCGACTATATGGTCTCAGCGCTCTCGGCGGTGTTCACTTGGAAAATAGACCAGCACGACGAGCAATTGGTCAACCCGTGCCAAGGATTGAAATCCCTCCACCGCAAGGCCGACGTCAAAGGCCACGAGCCGTGGACCGAGGATCAGATTGAGTTCTTCCTTGTTAATTGCAAGGCGGTCTTTCGGATTCCGATCCTGCTGGGGGTCCATACCGGGCAGCGGTTGTCCGATGTGATCCTAATGAGGCGCAACCGGTTCACGGGTAGCACTATTAGTGTTCGGACGAGTAAGACCAACGAGCTAGTGGAGGTTGTGGTACATCCCGACCTAGCCCAGGCGCTGGCCGATAGACCCCACCCGGAAGCCACGACGTTCTGCGTCGGCCTGCAGGGCAACCCCTTCGAAGACCCCAAGTCGTTTTCCCGGATGTTGGCCAAGGAGATGCTCCGGCTGGGCCTGCCCCGGCTCACCTTCCACGGGCTGCGCTACGCGGCCTGCGCACGGTTGGAAGATATCGGTTGCACCCCGTATGAGGTCCAAGATATAGTTGGCCATCGCACGTTCGAGATGGCCAAGCAGTATATGTCCAAGCGAAGGACCCGGGCAAAAGTGCAAAGTCTTCTGGAGGAAAGTGCAAAGTCAAAATCAGAGGCCCTCTTGCTCCCAGCAAGTCCCTGATTTAGAAGGTAAAATTAGAGGGCCGGCTTAGCTCAGTTGGTAGAGCACCTGATTTGTAATCAGGCCGTAACCGCAGAAAACAGCCATACTTTGCACTTTTAGAGGGTTCCCCATCCTATAGTTTTCAATGGCTTACAAATTAGACTGCAAAGTCTCAATCCCCGTCATACACAGCCGATACTCGGCTTGGCGGCGGTTGGTCAGCCCGCGCACCACACGCCCACCAGCCTTGTTCCAGCGCAGAATCGCAGCACAACCCCCACGGAAATCACTAGCGGCAAAACGGCGTGCTGCGGTCGATCGGGCATAGGCTGACTTGCCGATATTGTAGGACAGGCTCGTCGCCGCTGCCAAGGCATAGGGGTGATCACGTAGGTTAGGGTTACGCTCTAGCACCGCACCACCAAAATCAGCAGTGGCACCCGCCAACATATCCTCACATTCAGCGTTAGAATACCGCCGCATTTCCACGCGCGTCTCACCATAACACACGGTCATTACGCCAACGATGTCGGCATAAGGATCGTTGCGCTTACCTTCCCATGGGGCGATTATCGCCAAGGCGGCGGCGGCGGCAGTGGCGCCAAGCGTTGCGATTAACTTGCCGCGCCCCGTGGGAGGTTCACTTGACATTAGGCTGCTTCACAAGGCGCGCGATCATCGACAGCATGAAGAAGAGCCCACCGATCACCAGCATTGTGCGTGGCGGAAAATTATCATGCACAGCGGGGGGCATCATGTTCCAGACTGCGAGCACCCCCACCGGGTCAAAACTGATCCAGCCAAGGATCGCCAACCCGATGGCGTTCAGCCGGATGCTCCACAGCTTCCACCAGTTGCGGGCGTTGTCGACCAGGTGCGTCATTGGGTTGACACCCGCTGGGCGAACTTGTCCCAGTTTTCAGGGGCTAGTGGCTCAAAAGACTCAAGGGAGGAGGCGGGGATCGCCCCATGGATGACGCGGAATCGATTGTTCTCGGAGAGGACTTTGTAGGCTTGACGCTCGATCCGCACGATTTCCGCCTTCGCCATCTGGAGGCTCTCGTTGATCTCAGCGGTCATGCTCCCGGCGGCGGCGAGCCCTGCTTTTAACGCTTCCAACCCCAGCTGAAGGTCGTCGGTATTTGCTTTTCTTCGACCCAACCAGAACGTGCCTAAAGCTGCCACCCCCGCGACAAGTGTGCTGCACCCAACGCTGATCAGTGTAATAACGAGAGTTTCGGTCATCAGCTGATTAGGCATGCACAGTGGGGGGCGTCAGCACTAAGCAGTAAAACCAGAGGCAACCAGCGGGCCTAAGCCCAAGCCGCTCCAGTCCAGTGCTTAACCGGTTTCTGGACCCAGGCACTACCTGTCCAGACCTTGAGGGGTTTCTCCAACCAAGCAGATCCAGACCAGTATTTAACAAAGCCGGTGCCACCCCCTGGGTCGCTTGCTTCGAATGCCCAGTCAGTCCATACTGCGTTGTTCGCGCTATTCGTCGCCGCGACATTGACAACCTTACGCGGGCTTGCTCCTCTGCCTCTGCCTCTGCCTCTGCCTC